TATCAATGGTGGATCTCCATCAGCTGTGTTCATTGATGAGATTGGTTTATTTGAGATATTTGGTGAGATGATGCGTGAGGGTAGGCCTGCCTTATTTAAGTATAACCCAGACTCAGGTAAGATGACTATGCAGCAACAGTTCCTAGCATGGGGTACAGGTGGAGAGATGGATAGAGGGGGTTCTGTATTCGAGTCTGAATTTAAGATGTGTCTAAAACAATGGAAAGAGAAAAACTATGAATATGGTATTATACCTCTATTCTTTAATGCTTACGCAAGGCGAGGTGTTAATGATGCTCACATTAATAATGAGAGAAAGGCTTATTTGGCACTAGAAGGAACGAAGAAAGGGGAGATTGCTAAGGTTCAGTTCCATCAGCATTATCCTATCACTATTGATGACATGTTCTTACGTAAATCACGTACTTTAGTGCCTATTCATACCTGTAATCAGCGTTTAAATGACATTTATGGACACGATAAGCCACTAGATTATGGTTATTTCGAGCCTATAATGGATATGTCACGCCCTACACCAGATTTGATTACTGAATATAAGATTGTAGGAGCTAAATGGGTGTCAACAGGGTCTAGGGAAGATGTATCTACCTCAGCTGTAGTCATTCATCATCCAGAGCCAGGGGAGAAGTGGAAGAATAGGTGGTATCAAGGTACTGACCCCATCAACTCAGAGACAGGACACTCCATGATGTGTAGTGCTATATGGGATTCGTTGACTAATTCTGTATCATCTGTGGTATTCCATAGGGATAGGAAGTTCAAACAGACGTATCTACAGGTGTTGCTACAGAGTTTATACTACGATCAGATAGCAAGAGGTGGTGTCAAGGAACTTGTGGAGAATAACATTGGGGATATGCACGTGGATTTCCAGGAGATACATGGGTTTAAGAGTAAGTTTACTGCTAACGCACAGCTACCAGAGTATTTTCAGATGCATGGAGGTAAATGGTTTGGTATATCCAATAAGGCTAACACAGCACCACGTATTATAGCTAAGTTAGAGGAGCTTTTAGAGGCGTATATGTACAATATAGATATTCCATGGTTCTGGGAGCAGCTAAAGACGTTTGTAGAGAAGGATTTAAAGAGTCAGAACAGTCATAGACAGACAAGGTATCAGGCAGCTGACCCTAGATATGATTATGATGACAGCATCTTTGCTATAACATTTGCTTATATTAATAGTATAGCTCACGCTAGGTATGAACCAGAGAATATAAAGACAGATGGTGGAGTAGCTAATGTAGAGATACGTTATATTCAGAACAAAGAGACGAATTACAGAATGAAGAAGGCAAGAGTTGATAAGACAACAGGTAAGGTATTAAAAATATTAGATTAGAATTTATAGTATATTTGTAGAAATTTTAAAATCAAAATAAGATGTCATACATTCAAAAATCATACATCCGACAGTTTGGCAATAAGCAAAACTTTATGGAGACTAATATTGTAGAGGATTTACAATATTTAGTGGTAATCAACAAGTGATTGGTTCTTCCATCTGGGCTAATGGATTTAGAGTAGTAGGTTGTATCGGAGAGGATATTACTTTACCAGAGAACTCTAACCTTGAATTTACAGGTCCTTTAGCAATGTGTGTAGGTTCAACATTGACCATTCCTGTTGGAACAACTTTAACAATCGTATAAACTTAAAAAATAAATAAAATGCCAAGTCAATTAAATGTAAATCAAATTTTACCTCAATCAGGAACGACAGTTGATGTTAATGGGGTAGTAGTTAAAAAAGAAGTAAATAAACCATTAATTTTATGGTCAGGAGCTTCTCAAACATCTGTAGGAAGCGGATGTACAATTGTAGGTGAAGAAGCAATGATTTCTAATGTAGCTAATTTTAATACAGCTATTGGAGCATTATCATTGAGATCAAATACAACAGGAGCTGTAAATAATACAGCTGTTGGTCATCAATCTGCTTTTAATAATACTACAGGTCAGAATAACACATCTATTGGTAAAGATTCTTTATTGGGTCAAAGTGGATTATCTACAGGTAGCGGAAATACTGCTATTGGAAATCAAGCTTTAAATCAAAACACCACAGGATATACAAATGTAGGATTGGGTATTTCAGCAGGATTTTCAATTACATCAGGATTTAATAATACTTGTTTAGGCGGCCAATCAGGCGCATTATTAACAACAGGAAGTAATAATATTATTATTGGACAAGATTCTAACGCTGCTACTGCGACTACTAACAACTCAATTACATTAGGTAACTCGTCTAATACTATTTTAAGATGTGCTGTAACATCAATCACATCTCTTTCAGATGCTAGAGACAAAAAAGATGTTAAAGAGTTAGGTGCTGGTCTTGATTTTGTAAAAGGTCTTAAACCTGTAGAGTTCGTATGGGATGACAGAGACGAGAGTGGTAAACATGATGTTAAAGATTTTGGATTCATCGCTCAAGACTTAAAAAAATCTCAAGAAGATGCAGAGTTAGCTGATACGTTGAAATTAGTTTACGAAGAAAATCCAGAAAAACTAGAGGCTTCTTATGGTAAGTTAGTTCCAATCTTAGTTAAAGCAATTCAAGAGCTTACAGCAAAAGTTGAAGCGTTAGAGGCTAAGTAACTAAATATCTAATCTTATTTGATTATTCTTAACTAGGGTTTTATCGAACCCTAGTTTTTTATTTTCCCAAACTTTACCATATTTGTTGTTGGCTACCTCAATATATTCATCTAGTATATCCTCAAAGTATTTTCTTTCTTTCTTATTCATTACTTTATAAGATAAATATTTATACCTAGGGCTGTCTTTAAACATTGGATTCTTTAAGTTATACCAATAGATATGATACTCTGTTTTATGTCTATCGTAATCAAATCTAGGTTTAACAAATGACTTTGTTATAAAGTGTGGTGTCTCGTTTTTTATTACTTGACTGAGTTTATTACTCGAATAAGCTGAAGTTGTACTCATCTGCTCTACTATTTAATATTAGAGAAGATTCAGCATCTAAAAACTTAGTTTCTATTATCTCATAAGAATCATTCTCTTCGTTAATCCAGCAAAGATATGATTTTCCAATTTTTAAATTGGTGTTTTTCTCAATTATTTTTTTGTAGATACTCAATTGTAATGAGTAAGTGTTAAATTCACACTCTTGAAGATGATTCAATCCATTAATCATTTTATACTTACTTGTGGTCTTAATCTCCTTATTTGTCTTGTAATCCCATATCTGAAGTTCATCCTCAATAGTATTATAAAACAATTTATCAAGCATACCACATACACCCCAGGTGTCATCTCCTACAACAAGCTCTGCTCTTACCAAAGCTAGTATATCCTTGTACTGAGCATGAAACTGCTGTAACATTTTGTATAGCTTATTTGTTACGATAGGACCTGGTTTATACCCTTTGCTTTGAAACATTAGCTCAGCGCATTTATGAAGCTCTGTACCTCTCACTTGAGATGTTATCCTCTTCTCATCCCATTCAGCTATAACATCATCTTTAGTTCTACCATCACGTTTAGCTACTAGACTAGACATTATATCCGTTTCAAACTTCTTCTTATATCGGCCTATAAGTTCTGTTGTAGATATACACCTCTTGAAGTTAAGGTAATACGAATGGTCCTCTTCATTAAAAACCACGTTGTTGAACTTGTTAAGCTCAGTTACTAATTGATACATATAAAATTTTTTGCTCCAAGACAGAGAATCGAACTCTGTGTTCTCCGACTTAAAAGGTCGGGCTTTACCACTAAGCTACTTGGCCATTTGCAACTTTTCTCTTGACCTGTAAGAGTTGCCAACTTCACCTGACATACGATCCAGGAGCGACTGGTGCGGCCTGCAAGAAACCCTACACGTTATAACCGTTCGCTGAGCTACGATCCCTTGTACTTCGGGAACAATATTTAAAATCAAAGAACTCTAGTCAAAAAAAGAGAGCTACTAACCTTCACTCTCTCTTCCAAAAATAATGAAAAACTCACTTTACGGAAACAGTAAAAAACCGTAATTGAATGAAGCAAAGTTATAAAACAATTTCTAACCAAAAAATATTTTAACACTTTTTTAGATTTAAAACTTAAAAGAGAAAAAAAAAAAAAACAAAGAAAAAAGTTTAATAAGAAAAAAAGAACCAAAAAAAGAATTAATCAAAAAAGAAAAACGATTAT